CAGCCGGATGGCGCGCACACCTGGCTGATCTGCAAGCCCTGCCATACCGAACTCACCGCCGGCCGCGTGCCGCGGGAGCAGCGCGAGGCGGAGTTCCGCGCCTATCAGAGCAAGCGGCGCCGGCTGCCCGGACGTCAGCAGACGCTGTTCGGCTGACATGGACCCGACCGTCCTCGCCTGGGCGCTGGCGCAGCCCGCCGGTAGCCGTGCCGCCGCGCTCGCTGCCGCCTACACGGGCGGCACCACGCGCGTGACCTTCGATGGGCGGACGGTCGAATACCGCAGCCTTGATGAGCTCGCGCGTGCGATGGCGGCGCTGCGCGGCGCGGAGACAGCGGCGGCGCGCCGTCCCGCGGCGACCTTCGCCAGCTTCTCCCGCGAGGGAACCAGGTGATGGGCAGGCTTCGCGAGGCATGGAACGTGCTGCGCGGCTACGCGGCGGCGCAGGACCAGCGCGCCTCCGCCTGGGCGCCCTCCGGCGGCAGCGCGACCGCCGAGGTCGGCATGGCGGCGCCGACCGTCGCCCGCCGCGCGCGTGATGCGGTCCGCAACGATCCCTATGCCTGCCGCATCGTCGATCTGTGGACGGGGAACGCGGTCGGCGCCGGCATCACGACGCGATGGCCTGACCAGCGCCACGCCGATGCCTGGCGGCGCTGGGCGGAGAGCACGGCCTGCGACGCCGAGGGCCGGCTCGACCTCTACGGCCTGCAGGCGCTGGTGATGCGTGCCGTTGTGGAGAGCGGTGAGTGCTTCGTCCGCTACCTGATGACAGAGCCGACGCCGGCGAACCCGATCGGCTTGCGGCTGCAGGTGCTGGAGAGCGATCACCTCGACACCGCACGCAACGGCGTGCTGGCGGGCGCTGCCACGATCCAGGGCATTGCCCTCGGCGAGGCCGGCGAGCCGATCGGCTACTGGCTGCATCGCGTGCATCCCGGCGCATCTTGGATCCAGCCGGGCGCGACCTGGCTGGGCAGCGAGCGCATCCCCGCCAGCGACGTGCTGCACATCTATCGCAAGCGACGCCCGGGCCAGCTGCGCGACGTCTCCTGGCTCGCGCCGGTGCTGCTGCGGCTGCGTGATCTCGGCGATTACGAGGCCGCGCTGCTCATGAAGGCCAAGATCGAGGCGTGTCTCGCGGCGGTGGTGACGGAGGAAGGCGATGAGGCGCTGACCGGCCCGGCATCGGGCCTGCTGCGTGACGCGCAGGGCCGCACGGTCGAGAGCTTCGAGCCGGGCATGATCCTCTATCGCCGCGGCATGGGATCGGTCGAGGTGGTGAACCCGTCCGGTGGCGGCAGCCACGCCGCCTTCGCCCGACGCGCCCTGGAGGCGGCGTCGGTGGGCGCGGGCCTCACCTACGATCAAGTCTCAGGCGACCTGACCCAGGCGAACTACTCCAGCTTGCGGGCCGGAAAGATCGAGTTCCGCCGTCTCTGCGAGCAGGTGCAGTACGGCATGCTCATTCCGATGCTGGTCCGCCCGATCGCAGACCGGTTCCACGCCCAGGGCGCGCTGCTCGGTCTGTGGGGGCAGGACATGCCGGACGGCGTCAGCCATGTCCCGCCCACGCATGAGATGATTGATCCGCTGAAGGACACCACGGCGCTGATCGCGCAAGTGCGCGCCGGCTTCGTGCCGCAGCCCGAGGCGGCCGGCGCCTTCGGCTATGATTTCCGCGCTGCCGTCGAGATGATCCGCGAGGCCAACGCGCTGCTGGACGACGCCGGGCTCTCGCTCGACACCGACCCGCGGCGCGTCGCGAAGTCCGGCGCCGCGCAGGACGCGGCGCAGATGGCCGCAGTGGAGATCGCCGCCACCGGCGCGGCGGCCCCACCGCGCGAGACAGCAGAACAGGGCTGATCATGACCGAGACCGATGAACCGGGCGGCAGCGATGCCGCGCCGGAAGCCGATGCTGCGGCCGATCGACTTCCCGCTGGTGGGCAGTCGATCGTGGCGCATCGCGCCATCACCGCGCCGGCCACGGTCGATCGCGCCGCCCGCACCGTCGAGGTGGTGTGGTCCACCGGCGCCCGCGCCCGCAACTACGTCCCCGCCCTCGGCCTGATCACCGAGGAGCTGGAGATGTCGCCGAACGCGGTGCGCATGGACGCGCTGCGCTCCGGCCACGCGCCCGTGCTGAATACCCATCGCAGCATGGACGCGCGCGACGTGCTCGGGCGCGTCACCGCCGCACGCCTCGATCGCGGCCGCGGCTACGCCACGCTGCAGTTCTCCTCCGCCGCCGACGTCGAGCCGGTCTGGCAGCGCATCGCCGACGGCACGCTGCGCGCCGTCAGCGTCGGCTATCGCGTCCACCGCTATGAGCCGCGGCCCGACGCCACCGGCACCACGATCCATCGCGCCGTGGATTGGGAGCCCTTCGAGATCTCCGTCGTGCCGATCCCGGTGGATCGCGACGCCGCCGTGCGAGGTGAGGCGCCTCAGGGCGCGCCGGCCATCGCCATCGAACCCGCCCTACCTGACGAGGATTTTCCGACGATGCCCGACACCACCGACACCCCGGCCGCGACGCCGGAGAACCCGGTTCCGCCCGCGCCGGAGCCGGAGCGCACCGCGCCGCCGGTCACGCCCGCGGACACCGCGGCCGAGGCGATCCGCGCCGAGCGCAGCCGCATCGCCGGCATCGACACCGCCGTCGACGCCGCCCGCGCCCTGCTCCCGGCCGACCGCGTGGCCGCCGTGCGCGCCGAGGCCGTCGAGCGCGGCTGGTCCCCCGACGACACGCGCCGCGCCCTGTTCGACACCCTGGTGCGCCACGCGCCCCGCCCCTCCGTCCCGGCCAACCCCGCCGCGCATGGTGGCCTGCCGCGGACGGAAATCCTCGACGCCATGGCCGAGGCCATCGCCGCCCGCGCCATGCCCGGCTATCAGCCCCAGGGAGGCGGCCGCCACGCCGAGTTCATGGGCTGGCGCCCCTCCGACATGGTCCGCGAGCTCCTGTCCCTGCACGGCGACACCCAGATTCCGCGCGATCCCGTTCGCCTGGCCGAGCGCGCCTTCCACACCACCTCCGACTTCCCGGCCCTGCTCTCGGCCGCCGCCAACAAGATGCTACTCGCCGCCTATGCGCCCGCCGCGCCCACCTATCGCCAGATCTTCCTCCGCCGCGACTTCCGGGACTTCAAGCCGCACCGGCACCTCCGCATCGGCGACTTCCCCGTCCTGCAGCCGCTCGCCGAGAACGGCGAGATCCAGGCCGGCACCATGTCCGAGAGCCAGGAGATCGTCCTGCTCCAGACCTTCGCCCGCCGCATCCGGGTGACGCGGCAGATGCTGGTCAACGACGACCTCGGCGCCTTCACCGACTTCGCCGCCATGATCGGCCGCCGCGTCGCCGACTTCGAGAACGCCACCGCCTATCAGCTCATGAACCTGGCGAATGGCGATGGCCCGACGCTGCTCACAGGCAACGCGCCGGTGTTCGCCACCGCCGCAGCGCGGGCGAACAAGGCCGCCGCCGGCACGCCGCTCGACGAGGCCAATATCGCCAAGGGCCGCGAGGCCATCATGAAGCAGCGCACCCTCGACGGCCTGCCCATCTCCCTCGGCCGCAGCATGCGCGTGCTGGTGGGCCCGGCGCTGGAACTCCCCGCGCTGAAGCTCACCGCCGCGATCGCCCCGGCGGCGTCGGCCAATGTGAACCCCTATGTCGGGCTGCTGCAGCCGGTGGTGGAGCCGCTGATCGCGGCGAACCGCTGGTATCTCTTCGCGGAGCCGCCGACCACGCCGGTCTACGTCTATGGCTACCTCAACGGCGTGGGGGGCCCCCAGGTCACCACCGGCCCGGTCTCCGGCGTCGATGGCATCGAGGTCAGCGTGATCTTCGACTTCGGCGTCGGCGCCATCGACTGGCGCGGCGCCTGGTTCAACCCGGGCACCTGATCACGCACGGAGGATGGGCACGCCATAGCGCTTGGCGTGCCCGTCATCCGTCACGAAGGTCGCCTCCTCCGCCACCGCCTGCGCCAGCAGCAAATGGTCGAAGGGGTCGCGATGGTCGGCCCGGACTGGCAGCCGCAGCAGCGCTTCGACATGCTCCGGCACCAACGGCAGCAGCTCGAAGCCCGCCCTCACGCTGTCCGCCATCAGGCTTGCCAGGTTCACGTCGAGCTTGCCGATCCGCAGCTTGATCGCGGCCTCCCACAGCGAGATCGCGCTGACCAGCACGGTGTTGGCGGGATCAGCGATCGCCTCCCGGGCCTTGCGGCCCAACTGCTCGTCCCCGGCGGCAAACCAGAGCAGCACATGGGTGTCGAGCAGCAGCTTCACGCGGCGCGGCCACGTCGCCGCGGCGGAAAGGGATCAGCCTCCATCGCCGCCACAAGATCGGGCGGGGTCTCGCGAAAATCCGGCGCGATGCGGATGCGGCCCTTCATGAACCCGAAGGGCCGCGGCGTCGCCGCAGGGCGCTCGACGGGCACCAGCCGCGCCACCGGCTCGCCATTCGAGGTCACCAGCACCGACTGGCCGCGCTGCACGCGGCGGAGGTGATCCGACAGGCGGCCGCGGAACTCGCGGACGCTCACCTTGGTCTCGTCAGCCATGGCGCCCTCTTTGTGAACACGGCGAGTGTACACGCGCCGGCCCGCCCGCCGCAAGGACGGGCCCATTCCTTGTTCCCCTCCCTCTCTCCCCAA